GAAGCATATTATTATGTTTTAACTGGTAATAAACCAACAGGATTTGATGATTGGATAGAACAAGGCAAAGAAATATTGGAACAAATACAGGAAGAATTAAAAGAGTTTCAAAAAGAATTAGTAGGATAAAAAAATAATTAGTATCTTTGTAAACACACTTAAAGAAATAGAAATAATGAAACACACAATCACATTTACACCTGAAACAATCTGTAATCACTTAAACGACAGATTTGATGAAAACTTTACCGTAGAACAAATTGAAAATAATTGGGACGGTATTACTGACTACCTTGAAAATTGGACCACATCTGGTTTGATGGGTGATAATCTTTGGGAAGATTTTATGGCTGTCGCTGAAGAATGGGAAATTGATTTATTTGATGAAGAATAATTTTATTTCTGTTTGTGTTGTTAAATATTGGGGACTTAATTGTCCCCTTTATTGTTTAAGTAGGTTCTTGATTTGTCGTTGATAGTCCCATCAGCAAAATAAGCGGAGACATTACCAGTAGTCCTTCTACGATACTTTAATTTCGTTGGTGATACTTTGTTCCACTTATCAATAAATTGTTCTTGTATGTCCTTATTTACATCGTATCCAATTATAGACATAAACTCATACATACTGGCATAATCCTCTTTTGTTGGTTTACCTAATTTAATTTCTTTTTCCCAAGTTTCTATTTCCTCTGGTTCAGGTTTTGCGTTCTTAACATAACATAATTTACATACAGACATTCTACCATCTCGTTGGTTATATCTTTTTTCAAACATAGTAATCCTGCGTTCTACTTTACACTCTAAACATTTTTTCGTTTCCATAACAATAAATATAACCGAAAATGAAAAAAGTTTTCTTTACTTGAAACTTTTGTTATAATTGACTATACTTATTATAAAAAAGAAATTATGGAAACTAAAAGAAAAGAAAGAATGTTATTATTACCAAAGTCATTTATTGAAACTTACTTAAATGATTTAGACAACGAAGATAAACTTGAGATGATGTCTGTTGTTTTTAATTGGTATTTAGGGGTTGACCCAACAACCTTCAATAGCAAGATTGTAAAAGTATTATTTAATAATTTAATTCCAATCCTTGAAGGACATAGATTAAATTATGATAATGGTTCTAAAGGTGGGGCACCAAAAGGAAATCAAAACGCAAAAAAAACAACTGAAAAACAACCTGAAACAACCCCCCTTGTTTTAGAAAACAACCACCAAACAACCCCCGTTGATAAAATAAACAACCCTAAAGAGAAAGAGAAAGATAAAGAGAAAGATAAAGAGAAAGATAAAGAGAAAGATAAAGAGAAAATTGATTTGAATAGATTAGTTGATTTAGAATTAGAAAAATTATTAAATAAATAAAATGAAAGATTTAAGCACAATACCAGAAAAGTTCCATATCTTATTTACAGATAAAACTTGGAATAATGGAAATGAAAGTGAATTGACCTCCCTTCAACGAGGAGATATTCACCAAATATATTTAGAGTATAACCGTTGGAGCATTCAACAATCAATAAACCCACCTTCAACGAAAGAGGAAGAACCTGTTAGAGGATTTGTTAAGGATTAGACCCTTAAATAAAGACACTGGTTCAACGAACTATATTAAATGATATGATTGTATGGATGAAAAAACAAAAGAGTTTATAGGGGAGGAAATGTATGATATTACTTTAGCAGAATATATCAAACTTCCAAAGAGAACAAGAAAGAAAATAGTTAGTCATTATACCGACAATATGATGAGTGTTATTAAGATTGACCCAAGAGCATTAAATATAATTTTATTTGAGTTAGATGAGAGATTAAACAACGCACTTGATGAAGAATTATATGAAGGTTGCGAACTTCTAACCAGGCTCAAAGAAGATTTAATAAAAAAATATAATAACTATTGACGATTGTAGTTGGTGTAATATACTTATAGGAAAACAAATATATTATGAGTATCATACAAAATCCGGTTGATAAAAAAATCTATGATTACATTATCAACGACATTAAAACAAATGGAAAGAACTATTCAATCCTAACAAATAATGTTATTAGTGTTTCATTAAGTATTCCACAGAATACAGTAAGGGACAAAGTAATTCGTTTAGCCAAAAAAGGATATTTATTAAACCTGTGTAATCATTGGGACGAGAATGGTAATTACTTTCTCCGTAAAATATTAAAAGGTAATATCGTAGGATAAACAAATTAAAAACTTAATGTTTGATTAGTTTGTGGATTACAGAGAACTTCAAGGAGTTAAAAAAGATTTGTGGTAGAGTATCAAAGTTAAATGACTATGATGACCTACTACAACTATGCGTGGAACAATTCATCAAGAACAAAAAAGTTATTGACCTACCACATAAAGAAAGATTATATTTCTTTACCAAGATTGTTAGAAATAATTTCTATTCAAGTTCATCACCATATTACAGAACATATAATTTTCAATTCCAAGAAATAAATAATCTTGAACTAATTGATATTCCTTACCAAGAACCAGAAGCAAACCTTGAATGGGTTAAGAAACAATTGGAAGAACTCAAAAACGAGCAATGGTATTACGCAAGATTGTTTGAGTTATTTATTGATGAAGGTGGGAATATGACTAAATTATCTAAACGAACCGGCATACCTCTTAATTCTGTATCAAGAGACCTAAAAAAGATTAGAACAATTCTAATAGAAAAAAGAAAAAAACTATGAAATTAAACTCAAATATTCCATCGTTCAAAGCATTAGTTCGCAAATCATATTTTACCAAAAACAAAAAAGATTCCAAAGTATTTGTAGATGTTTATGTCTTTGGCTTACAATCCTGTTCGGGAAAGATTTTAACATTCCACATTATGACCGATGATGGTATGGTTAGAAATAGAGTTCCAATATCCGAAATCTATACCAAAGCACCCAAAAAAGATATTCCATTTAATTACAAACAACTATGGGATTGTTTTTCAGAGAATGTATCAGTAATAGAATATGATTTTTTATCTTTCCATAGAGCACAAATTGTTTTAAGAGATGGAAGCAAGGTATGGGGAACTTATATGTTTACGATTGATTGGTATGATAATCCATATAGTGATGAACCATCTGACTATAAATGCGGTCATATCTTTAAGGGTGATGATGGGTATTTATTATGCCAACCAAACAATAGATTATTTTGGAAAGATTCTAATTGGGTTACAAAAAAATTACCTGAAAACTTAAAACAATTCAAGGTAGATACTGAATTACCATCAGTAGAAAATCAAAGTGATAGATGGATTACCGAAGATACTAATTCTTTCTATTATGATATGAATGAAATAATATAATAAATTATGAGCTGTAATTGTAAAAACAACAAACAACCCCAACCACCTCAACCAATCTTTGTTAAGACAAATGATGTAGTTGAGATAATTGATATTTCCGAGCCACCATATACTCGTGAAGAAATTATAAGAGCAAAAGATTATCTATCATCAACAACCAAGAATGAATCAGAAAGATTATTCGTTGCTGACTTACTATTAAAAAACTTTGGGGACATCACACCAGCATATTGCGGACAAGATTGTATGAACCAAATTAAAAATAGATTAAACTATATGGAATCAAAAATTATACAATATGAAACCAAGAAAATATAAGAAGACAGGAAACCCTATTGGGAGACCTTCAATCAAGTTGGAGGACTTCCCCGAAGATTGGAAAGAACAATTATTAAGGATGGGAAGTGAAGGAGAGTTTGATGTAAATGCGAGATGTTACTTAAACATTTCCAACGATACATTTTATAAACTAATGGATAATGAACCCGATTTTTTGGAAATCGTCCAACGCATGAGGGAATTATCACACCAATGGTGGATTAAATTACCAATCCAATCATTCAAGAAAGGTGATTCCAAAAATATGAACTCACAACTTTATTCTTTAATGATGAGAAATAGATTCTATGAAGATTGGAATAGAGCAGAACAGAAGGTTGATATAACAACTCAAGGTGATAAATTAGATTCCAACAAGAAGATTGAAATTGAAATCATTAGAAACAGATTAGAAGATGGCAAAGAGTAAAACATTAAAGACCGGTAGAACCTCTTTCGGTAAAAAGAAAAAAGGAGTTCATAAAAAGAAGGTGAATAAAAATACACCACAAACAAGTAAATACAGAGGACAAGGTAGATGATTGATTTAAGATTAGGGGATTGTATAGAAATCCTAAAAACATTAGAAGATAATTCAGTTGATAGTATTGTGGTTGACCCACCATATCATTTAACATCAATAGTAAAACGATTTGGTAAAGAAGGTTCAGCACCAGCACAATTTGGAACTGATGGAGCATTCGCAAGAGCATCAAAAGGTTTTATGGGTAAAGAATGGGACGGAGGAGACATCGCATTTAGAACTGATGTATGGAGTGAGTGTTTAAGAGTATTAAAACCTGGAGGACATCTATTATCATTTGGTGGTTCAAGAACATATCACAGAATGGCTGTGGCAATTGAAGATGCGGGGTTTGAGATTAGAGACCAGATTATGTGGATTTACGGTTCAGGCTTTCCGAAATCACATAACATCGGTAAAGCGATTGATAAGATACAAGGTAATGAACGAGAGGTTGTTGGTGAAATGAGAGCAGGTCAAACTGCTATGGGTCAAGGTAGTGGTTGGAATAAACACGAAAATAGAACTGAATTAGAAATCACCAAAGGACAAAGTGATTGGGAAGGTTGGGGAACGGCATTAAAACCAGCACACGAACCAATCTGTATGGCAAGAAAACCTTTAAGTGAAAAGTCCATCGCAGAGAATGTATTGAGGTGGGGAACTGGTGGAATCAATATTGATGAAAGTAGGATTGGATTTAAGGACGAAACAGATAAAGAAAGTGCTAAACCTGGTTCATTAAACGCAACAGGTGAGAATAGTATGTTTGGATTAAAAAGTGGAAACGAACAAAATGAAGGTGGTAGATTCCCCGCCAACATAATGTTTGAGTGTATATGTGATGAGTTGATTGATGGTAAAGAAATCAAAGGAAATGAAAATTACAATTGGAATAATACCGATACTGAATCAAATACATTTACAAATAGAGGAACTTATACACCAAGAACTGAAACACCAAAAATACATACTAATCCAAATTGTCCTTGTTATATGTTGGACGAACAGAGTGGTGTTAAAAAATCAATTAAAAGAGGTGAAAAATATAATAAAGAATATGATAATACAAATACCGCAACCAAACTAACACCAGGTAAAACAGAATATACAGATGGTAATACATACGCAGATAAAGGTGGGGCATCAAGATTCTTTTATAGTGCCAAAGTATCCAAGAAAGAACGAAACGCGGGGTTAGATGGATTTGAGAAAAAATCATCGGCTTGGATGTCTCCTGATAGTAGAACAAATAAAGAAAACTATGATAGAACATCACCAGGTATGGAAAGATTTAAGCCCCAACCAAGAGAGAATAACCACCCAACAGTTAAACCAATTAAACTTATGGAATATCTTATCAAGATGGTTACACCAAAAGGTGGAGTTGTTTTGGATTGTTTTATGGGGTCTGGCTCAACAGGCATCGCAGCAAAGAACTTGGGATTTAACTTTATTGGAATAGAGAAAGAAGAAGAGTATATGGAGATTGCGAAACAAAGAATAAACTATTAGGATATAAGTAAAATAATTTTTATCTTTGTTGTATGGAAATTATTAAAACAAAATGTTGTAGTAGGTGTGGGATGAATAAAAATATCACAGAGTTTGGAATATTAAAATCATCTAAAGATGGTTTTAGATACGAGTGTAAAATGTGTAAAAATGAAATATCTAAACAAGATAGATTAAAAAATAAAAACCCAAAAAAGACAAAATGGTCCTATAATAAAATTATGATTGTTTGTTTAGAATGTGGTAATAATCATACAGGTAATTTTCATCCACTTAAAAAGTTTTGTAGTAAAGTTTGTAAAAACAAAAATAAGAATAATAGAGATTATGTTAAGGATTTGAAAAAAAAATATATAATCAACAATCCTGATAAAAGAAAAAAAACCTCTATCAATTCAAAAAATAAAAATTGGAATAACCCTAATAATATCAAATCAAGAAAAAACTATTCGTTACAACTTAATGTGAGATTAAAAAATGCTTTAAGAGCGAGGATTAGAAAATGTCTTAAACAAAACTCTATGAGTGATAATACTATGTCTATTGTAGGATGCACTTTGGATGAATTAAAAAAACATATAGAAAATCAATTTACTGAAAAGATGAGTTGGAATAACTGGAATCAGTTTGGTTGGCATTTAGACCACAAATATCCTTTATCAAAAGCAAAAACTGAAGAAGAATATTTTAACCTTTGCCACTATACAAATCTTCAACCTCTTTGGTGGGAAGAAAACTTAAGTAAATCAAATAAACTACCTGAAGAATGGTTGAATGATTAAAATACAAACGACAAAAGTTTTTGATGACCTTGAAATAACGGATAAAAGAATCTGTGTGTTTCAGGGTTCATCACGAGCATCCAAGACCTACAACATCTTAATATGGTGGGTAAGTAAATTACTCCAAGAAGATAATAAAGTTCTCACCATCGTCAGGAAAACCCTACCAGCACTCAAGGGTTCTGTTTTGAGAGACCTTAAAGAAATCTTAATTATGTTTAATGTATATGAACCTGATAAATGGCATTCAGTTGATGGTTATTATCAACTTGGAACAAATACAATAGAATGGATAAGTTGTGATGACGAGTCAAAATTAAGGGGAAGAAAAAGAGATTACCTTTTTATCAACGAGGCAACAGAAGTATCTTATGATGAATATATCCAATTGGTATTAAGAACATCAGGTAGAATTGTTCTTGACTTAAACCCCTCATTGTGGAAATCTTGGATATATGATTTGGAAAATGAACCTGATGTATTTTACACAATCATTACATACAAAGACAATCCATTTTTAGATGACTCTTTAATTAGAGAAATTGAGAAACTACAACATAGAGACCAGAACTTATGGAGGGTATTTGGTTTAGGACAAAAGGGTATTCCAACAAGAGTTGTATTTAACCATCAACAATTTTATGAGACCTTACCACAATCAGCGAAACTATTGGGATATGGAATTGACTTTGGATTTAATGACCCCTCAACTTTGGTGGCAGTTTATAAGTTTGATGAATCAATTTATTGTGAAGAACTATTATACTTAAGAAATGTAACCATACCTGATTTTATTTACAAGATAAAGGACTTGGGGGTCAATTTAAGAGAAGATTTTATATGTGATAGTGCCAACCCCCAAGCAATAACAGAGATGACCCGTAATGGGATAAATGCCAAGCCAGTTAAGAAGGACACAATCTTATCCGGTATAGACCAAATTAAAAGAGCAAACTTTTTTATCAATTCACAATCATCTAATTTAATTGATGAGGTCAATTCTTATGTATGGAAATCAGATAAGAACGGAGGTAATTTAGATGAACCTGAAGATAAGAATAACCACATACTTGATGCGATAAGATATGTCTTACAAATGAAGTCAATGAGAACGCCAGGACAATATGTGTTCTATTAAAAAAATATATTTATAGATGATGAATTACATTCAACACAAAGGAAAGAAATACGAGATTAAAGAACCAACCATTCAAGATTGGTCTGATGTAATGAAATTAAAAGACCTATTGGACGAACACGAATTATATGTGTCCCTAATAGAAAAGATTACCGGTCTATCAAAGAAAGATATTATGGAATCAGATGCTGCCACAATTCAGTTGGTAGGTGAAACCATAAATAAATTGATGAATCAAGGAGGGAAAAATCTACAACCAAAGATTGAACTTAATGGTATTAAATATAATTTATTGGATACATCAAAAATTAGTTTCGGTCAATTTGTGGATATTGATTCGTTCTTAAAGAAAGATGAAGCATATAGAATTGCCAACTTAAATGAACTGGCTGCCTATTTATATTGTGAGGAAGGATTAGAGTATGGTAAAAGTGATTTCCCCAAACGAATAGAACAAATGAAGACGCTACCTTATAAAAATCTTGAAGGAGCCCTTTTTTTTTTATCAACTTTAGGGAGAGGATTGTTGGAACTTTCGGACTTTTATTCCAAGAACAAAGTGATGTGGGAGATAATGAAACTCCGAATAGCTTTAATGCGTTTTGGGGTTGGTATCAAGGAATCAATGTCCTTGCCGAAAACAAGATTTGGCAAATTGATTATGTTACTTCTCTCCCCCTTGTGGCTTGTCTTAACCATCTGTCTTACCTTATGGACCTCAATAAAGAAACCGAAAGGATAATGAAGCAACAAGAAAATTAAATGACCGGTCAAACCATCAATTTTAAGACAATCGCAGTAGATTTTAATTTATTGGCAGATAGACACAAACAATTAAACTCGTTTGGTTTAGGTGATGTATCCCAACTATCTTATTGGACTACATTAAGGGACAAAGAAGAGAATACATCATTCAACGCGCCATATTATCCATTATTATATGTTGTTCCATCAAGAGTCCAAAATGATTTTAGGTTTAAGGAGTGGGAGTTTAATACTCTTGTAATGGATATTGCGGAAACTAATTTAACTAACCAAGTTGATACAGTATCAGACACATTACAAATACTCCAAGATGTTATTAGCCAGTTTAGATTATCTGTAAACGCCTTTGAGGGTAATTTCATCAACAAGTATTATTTGGATGAGGCAGTAAATTGCACCCCGTTTTTAGAAAAGGAAGATGACTTAACAAATGGTTGGAATGGTCTTATTAAAATTAAGACAATGACTAATCTTGATAGATGTGCTGCGGCTTATAACACATTTACGGGAACACCAATATTCCACGAAGGAATAAACTTAAGAACATTTTATGATGATTTTAGATTACTTGCCGACCATCACAAACAATTAAACTCATTTGGTTTAGGGGCAATGGATGATTTTATCTATTGGAATGAATCAAGAGACAAAGAAGAGAACACAACATTTAATTCACCAATATATCCAAATCTTTATGTGGTGCCAGGAGAGGTTACACAGAACTTTGGTTATATGGATTATAGATTTACCATTATTGTTAGTGATATAATTGAAAGAGATTTAGCCAATCAAATTGATGTGTTGTCTGATACGAACCAAATATTAGATGATGTATTATCACAATTTAGATTATCTGTTACGGATAGTTTGGGAAACTTTAATGAAAATTATTATTTAGATACACCGGTTAGTTGTATTCCATTTATGGAAAAATACGATGACTTACTTGGTGGTTGGGTTGCTGAAATATCAATTCAAGTTAAAACTGCTCTTGATAGATGTGATGCCGCATTTGATTCGTTTATTCCATCACAGACACCAACACAGACACCTACTCAAACACCAACCCCTACTATTACTCCAACATCAACACAAACTCCTACGCCTACCTTAACACCGACAAATACATCAACTCCAACAGTAACTCCAACATCAACACAGACACCAACTCCAAGTGTTACGGCAACACAAACAGGAACTCCTACACAAACTCCTACTAATACAACCACACCAACCCCAAGTGTTACAGCAACACAAACAGGAACTCCTACACAAACACCGAGTGAGACACCAACACAAACACCTACAGAAACACCGACAAACACACCAACTCCAAGTGTTACACAAACACAAACACCAAGTGAGACACCAACACAAACGCCTACAACAACATCAACTAATACTCCTACTCCAAGTGTTACACAAACTCAAACACCGAGTGAGACCCCTACTAATACTCCAACCGAGACACCAACATCAACACCTACTCCAACACCTACTCCAAGTCCAGTAGCATCAGGTAATAGATTATTGGCTCAAAGTGGGGCATACATAAACACAGAAAATAGCGAAAGATTATTAGTTCAACAATAAAAAAATATTTATAAATAAAAAATATGGCAGACATACTCATATCCGACTTACCTTTATATTCAGCAGACACAACTGTTGATACTTGGTTGGTATTGAATAATTCAGGAGAAACTGAAACATTTAAGATACAGAAAGAAGATTTAATTTCTAATACTTACTCAACAATTCCAAATGTAATTTTATATTACACAGGTTTTACTTACAATAGTGGAACAACTTATTATGATTACACCTATACAAACACAGGTATAACATCAACATCAATAGTTGATTTTACCCCATATAATGATTCTGTTTATACAGCACTTACATCAAGGGTTCAACCATTTAATACTGTGAGTAATGGGAGTTCAATATTCTCTTCTCAATATCCACCAAGTAATAATATCACAGGAACAATAAACATCTTTAATCAAACATTATAATATGCCTTTTAATATTCCAAATCAAACATCGTATATTAAACAAAGACCGGTTAGTCCGTATTCTGCTTGGACGAGACAACCAGATTGGATTACAATAACCGATACTACTGGTGAAGTTCAATTCCTAACTAGTAATTTAGCATTTTCGGCATTTACAATACAAACAACTTTTACACAAACAGGAGGAGTTGGAAACATTTATATTGATTGGGGTGATGGAACAACAGATACAGTTTCAACAATCGGTTTAACTAATACATCACACACATATACAACACCAGGAACACCTTGTTCTTTGGGATATGATACATATAAGGTTAGGATTTATGGTGATGCTGGAACAAGAATAACTCGTGCTTCTTTTACCACAACCCCAACCCAACAAAGTGGATTAGCAATTATTGGTGTATTAGAAGCATATTATGGTAATACTACTGTTGATAATATGTCTTTGTGTAATTTTGATTCAGCATCTGGAATCGGTTCATTTATGTATTTAGAATACTTAAAGTTTCCAAGTGTAATGAACGCACCAGTAAGCCTTGATGCTTTGTTAAGAGGTAATACCGCTTTAGCAAAAGTAATAATGCCACAATCATTACCTAATGTTGGTTCTATGTTAAGAACATTTGAAGCGTGTGTTTCATTACAAGAAATAACATTACCACAAGACCTAAACCCTACAAGTATGAATGGAACATTTATAGGGTGTAGTTCTTTAACAGGGGCAACATTTCCCTCAAGTATGAATGCCACAACAAATATTATAAATCTTTTTTATCAGTGTTATAATTTAACATCAATTAAATTACCAGCATTACCAGTATCAACAAGTTATAATTCAACATTTTTTAATTGTCGTAGTTTAATTACAATAGAAATACCATCATTTACATCGGGGGCAACAACAATAGATTTATCAAGTATGTTTATAGGGTGTAGTTCATTAGAATATGTAAAGATGCCTACAACTGTGGTGGCGGGAACTGTATTTACAACTACTTCTATGTTTCAGAATTGTATCAATCTTAAATCATTTATTTTTCCTACAAACTTTAATGCTTCAACATTAGCAAGTATGTTTCAAGGGTGTAGTTCATTATCAACTTGTATAATGCCAACATCTATGCCATCACTAACAAGTATGGTTTCTACTTTTAATGCTGCTAATTTACAAGAAATAACATTACCAACAACAGTAGGGGCAACAATAGATATGACCTCAACTTTTAATACAAATTATGGTTTATCAAAAGTGGAAATACCATCAAGTTATAATATAACAACATTAGCAACAACATTTAGTAATTGTTGGAATCTTAATTCAGTTATACTTCCAACATCATTAAGTGCTTGCACTTCATTATCACAGACATTCCAAAATTGTTATAATATTCGTTCAATAACTTTACCATCAAGTATGCCATTGGTTACTACTATGTTAGGTATGTGTTTATCCAATAATTCATTAGAAACTATTGTATTACCAACATCTGATATGAATAGTTGCACGAATATACAAAATATTTTTAATGGTTGTTTTAATTTAACAAGTGTATCATTTCCAAATATGAATACTTTAGCTCAAATGAATACCGCATTCGTAAATTGTTATTTATTAAAAACTATAACTTTACCACCAACAACAAATACAAGTATGTTGATGCCCGGTTTATTATCAAGGTGTTTATCATTAGAAACTTTAACATTACCAACAACACAGACAACAGGATTATTTATATCATTTGCCAGCACATTTGCTAATTGTCCTTCATTAAAGACAATAAATAATGTTGATAAGTTAGGTAATCCATCAACGGCATCAACCAATTATGCTGATGGAACAACTTTAACTACTGGTTCCCCACAACTATTATCTTTAGATTTTTATATGAAGTTTAGTAAATTAGATTTAGCAGGAACTGCTACAGTTAAAAATCTACTTAACACATTAAGAATAAGAAATAATGGGGCGGGACAATACGCAGGAACATCACCACAAATCAATATTTCTTATACAGATTTATCACAAGCAGCACTCGTTCAAGTATTCAACGACTTACCAACAGTAACAGCAAAAACAATAAACATTACCGGAGCAACCGGAGCAGCAGCACTTACCGCACCTGAACGAGCAATCGCAACAGGTAAAGGTTGGACTATAACAGGATAATATGATATACAAATTATTTATAGAAGAGGGTGATTATTTAGACATCACAACAAAAGAACCTCGTAATATGATGGAGGTAGAAATTGCTTACACACCAGAGGGTATAAATGTAGGCTGGGACGAGTTTAATTCCAAAGAGGACGCTATGTCCCATTACAACATAGAACTTAAACCAGAGGTCTCTATTGAAGAATAATTATGTGGGAATATACAGACGAAGCATTACAACATCTTGGTGATTTATTTGTTAAACAATTAAAACAAAAAATCAAAGAAAAGATTTATCCTTATGGAAATCCTGATGTTAAGGGTGATGGGGATAAATATGCGTCTGGTAATTTATACAACTCAATATCAGCAGAGGTAGTCCAAACAAAAAATGGGGCAGTATTAGAAATAAGTTATGCCGATTATTTTAAGTATGTAAATCAAGGTAGGAAAATTGGAAAAAAGAAAGTTCCAATTAAAGCATTATTAAAATGGATTTCATTAAGAGGGATAAGAGGAAGAAATAAAAAGGGTAGATTTATTCCCAATTTATCTTTTGCGTTCGCCATCCAAAAAAATATATTTAAGTATGGTATTCGCCCCGCAAATATTTATGATAAAGGGTTAGATGACTTGGAAGACACATTTAATAATTTACCCACAAATCTACCACCAACTTTGACTGAAGCATACAACGAATTATATGAAGCGATGGGAGAAGATATAAATAAGTTTATTGAAGTAACAATAGAAAAAGAAATACCAAGTAAGATATGAGTTTAGAACTAACCATAAGACAATCACCTTTAGGAGTAACTCCAACACACGCAGACCATACTTGGAATGTTGTGTTAAATGATTATTCTGCCTATACAGATATTAGATTAGTTGTTGATGTCTATAAAAATCCATACCAAAATGATTCTGGCTCAACACAGGATTATGGTAAAGTAGGAAGATTACTTATCCCATCTAATCAATTTGGTAATTGTATCTTTAGTGTTGAGACAATCATTTATAATTTAACTGACCCCAACCCAAGAAACTTGGGGATGGTTTATAATAGCACTCCAAGTCCTTTCGGTGTATTAGTAACTGATTCAAGTGGAACAACATATTCTGCCAATACATCACAAGCAACCATAGTAAGTAATAGAACATCAACAATATCATATTCAAATGGTTTTAATGGTGGTGTTGAAGGTTTCCAAAACATATACCAAATAAATGAATATCGTTTAGTATTTGGGGTTCAATACACAGATGGAAATGGTAATACTGTTGTATCTGTTCCAACTAACTATAATATTTATACAGGATTTACCGGTTCATTTGGTGTAACATCAGCAGCCGGACAACCTTATGGAATTATGATATGGCCTGGAGTTCAAGAGAACAAATCATTATCACAAAAATATTATTATTCAGGTAATAACTTAAACGGACAATACAACTATCTTAATACAGATGTTTATGCTTATGATATGGGACAGACAACACCAGGATTATTTATGTCCGCTTATGGTAGTCAAACAATCCCAATGACTATATTGTCTTCACAAGTTTATCAAACAAGATTTAGAACACATTATTATAAATGTCCTATCATCGTTGGATTTATGTATGGTGGTAATCCATTATTCAACAACACAGATAATGTGGCAGCAATCAACTACCTACAAAAAACTGAAACTAATAATCAATATAATTACGATGTAATTACATCTTATCCAATTTCATATACAACAAGAACAAACGCACAAACTGCTCCACCTTATTCTTATCTATCTCAAAGAATAGCTTATGGTATATTCAAGGCAAACCCTAATTTAAGGGCTGATTCTGATGTGGCAATTTATCTTGGTTCTGCTTGTTCTGAAATTGATTATGATACATTTGGTGTGAGTGAAATAGTCCAATACAAAATGGTAGGTGAAGAGTGTTTCAATAATCCTGTATCATTCTTATTTATGAATCGTCAAGGAGTATGGGACACATATACATTTACAAAGAAATACTCAAAGAGTTATGGGTTAAGTAAAAAAGTTTATAATCAACAAAAGTCATTAAACACAAAATATTGGAATAGACAATCATACGATTCAAGTGAGACCGTATTCTATGGTGATGCGGCAGAATTAGTAACAATTGATTCTGGCTTCGTTTATCAAAATGATACAGTTGTTATTGAGGAATTATTGATGTCCCCTTATGTTTATCAAATTATGGATGATTGGATGCCAGCAGAAAATCAAAGTGCCATTTATCCATATTTAATACCGGTGACCGTCCAAAATAAAGAAGTAAAAGAATATCTACAAAAGTATGAAAGAATATTCCAATACACTATTGAATTAAAACAAGTTCCATATAGACCATTCTACTTACCATTCTAATTTATGCTCCAAATAAGAACCACAATTGATAATGAATATGTTTATTTAGACCTGTATAAAAATGAACCGGTGTTTTTATCTTTATCGTTCGCTGAACTACAAGACATCACCAAGAAGAACTCAAACTTCTCAAAGTCATTTTCATTACCAGGCTCAAAGAATAATAACGAAACATTTAATTTCTTCTATGACTTAAATGCCGTTCCAACAAACTTCAATCCAAATGATAAGTTTAACGCTTCATTATTGTGGGATGGTTATGAAATTATGACTGGTTATATTCGTCTTAATTCTGTTTCAATATCAGATGGGGAAATCATTTATCAGGTTTCTTTCTATAATCAAATTGGAGACCTTATGGCGAACATCGGGGACAAGTTCTTATTTGACCTTGACCTTGATTACTTATCTCACCCTTACTCACCGGAGGTTATTCTACAATCAAACCTTGACCCCAACTTATTCCCCTTAACAGGAGCAACAAATTATTCTTACCAAAATGGTAAAACGATGTGGGCTTTATACAATATCGGTTATGAATATATTTCTGCCAATACTGTAAATGCCACAACAACACCATTAGTTCAATTTAGTCCAACAATATCAGGAACAAGTTATACACCTGTATCAGGAAACTTTGATTTTTCAGGAACACCAGTTAGAGATTTTTATTATAAGCCATCAATACAAGTTAAAGAATTATACACAGCAATTGTAAATCAGGCGGGGTATAAGATTGAATCAAACTTTTTTGATACAGCATACCTACAAAGATATTACTTACCATTAAAGTTTGCCGATGAGACAATATACTCAAAGAACGCAATACCTGCTTGTTACAAATATACCAACCCAACTTTAACATCTGTTGGTGAGGCATACACAACCAATCCATCATCAGGAGTTCAATGTAATAGTTTAGGATTTAGTGCCAACACAACAACCTTGATGATACAATCAGGTTATACTGGTTCATATAAAATTAGATTTACCTTTGATGCTATTGGAACAAATGAATGTATATTTTCACCAAACACCGCAGCATTTATTTTTAATGATGGAACAACAAATACATCATTATTTTTTGGAACATTCTGTGATACTGTATCACCAACACAAGTAAGTTTCGAGCAAGAGTTTATTATTACAGGTCAATCTTACTTATCGTTTTTCTTTGTATTAAATGATGTTGTAATAACAAACTACACACAAGAGATTATATCTTCTCCAAGATTTATTCCAAATGGTGCTATGGTTGATTACTCAATTGAGTTTCCTGTAAATGATTATAAACAATTAGATTTTATTACATCGGTAAATAGATATTTCAACTTGATTGTTGTTCCAAATCCTGATAAGCCAGATTATTTAATTGTTGAACCTATTGTAGATTATATTGGAACTGCCGGAATATTAGATTGGACTACCAAAGTAGATTTTAATGAGAACCAAGCCTTATATCCAACGACAGCATTATTAAATGGAACATTAGAGTTTAACTTTAAGTTAGACCAAGATTATACCAACCAAGATTTTAACGGACAAGCAAATAGAATATTTGGAACAGATAAGTTCTTATTAAACTTACAATACAAAGATGCCGTAACAAAGTTTGATTATATCTTCTCATCACCAATTGATATAACAGTAAATAATTCATTTACCCCACTCATCACATTATCATCAATGTCTAAATTAAAACAGATTGATGTTGGTGGTGTTACACAACAAACATTTGTTCCATTTAAGATATTACCTAAATTGGTGTTTCGTGGTCCAACGATGCCAGTAGATAATTATGGGTATATTGCTTCATCAGCACAAACATCAAGTGAGAGTTGTAGAGAGTCAACAATTATGGTTGTCTATGTTCCTGGTTGGTTAAAGTGGTATGATTGTGTTGGGGTTCAACATTACGGATACTTTGAGAATGGAACTTATGATTTTGGAGTAGATTGTATTGAACCATATTCAATTGAACCAGGAACTCCTTATGCTGAAACTGCCGCACATTATTTGGATGCTGAAGGAACTGCCTGCACCGCATTATTAAACTTTGATACATTCCAATATTATTATATGAATGAAACACAAGTTGACCGATTTACAAACATAAATCGTTTTACAACTTATCCATTTTCATATACAGGATTTTCACACTACACAAACTTTAGAGGTGAAGATAAGACAAATGTAACACCAGCAGAATATTCATTTAATGCCCCTGACTTATACAACATCTATTATGAGGATTATGTAAATGATATTGTTTCTGAAGAGAATAAGATTTATAGTTGTAAAATCTATTTGTATCCTCAAGACATACAAAGTTTAAGATGGAACGAAAAAATCCTTATCAACAATTCTTTTTTCCGTATAAATAAAATTGCCAACTTTAATGCCTTGGAGCCATCGGTATGTGATGTTGAATTGGTTAAACTTACAAAGACATATAATCCACACCCAATACTTTATTATAAACTAACATCTTGTGAAGAACCACCAATATTATATTCTAATAGTGATTTAATGTATAACTTATATGCCTATATTGGAAACTATGTTAGGTTGTATGATGATGATGTAAATTACTTGGGTTGTTATTTGGTAGAACAAGACACTTATGGTTCAGCAAAAGATTATCAACATTATTATATTTCATCAGGTTATACAAATGATATGGTTGGGGTATATCCTGATTGTGCTTGCACCGGTAGAACACAATTTAATATCGTTCAACAAGAACCAGTAGAAACTGCTTTCTTCTATTACATCGGTTATGATTGTGATACACTAACTACTCAATTCCAATTTAAGTCAACAGGTTCAACCTTATCATCATCTGATGTAGTTAAAATACATAATTCAGTAACTAACTTTGATGCTTGTATCACCAATATTGAATTGAATTATTTATCACCAACAGATTGGATTGAAGTTCAAACTTTTGTTGATTGTGAAACTTGTGCTTTTGTTCCAACACCGAGCCCAACACCAACTCCATTACCTTGTGTATTATGTGTAAATTATTCTGTGTATAACCCATCACCAACAACAGGAGTTGAATTAAGTTATGTCCCTTGTGGTGGAATAACACCAGTAACAATAACAGTAGGACCAGAGGTTGATTTAGAAATATGTGCTTGTGAAGATTCACTTGCTTATGAAGGAACATTAAGTGTTAGTTCTATTGGTTTATGTTCTCAACCTAACCCATCAGCAACACCTACCCCAACTCCAACAAGAACTCCACCTCAACCAACAGCGACACCAACACCAACTCGCACTCCAACTTTTACTTGTAGATATTATACATTTACTGGAAATGATTATTGGAATGGTAGTTATACCGCTTGTGATGGAACACAATGGAACGGAGCAACATTATTCAGAGGACAATCGGTATGTGCGAGAGTTGGTAGTGTTATAAACTTACAAAACTCATTAACGGTAGGAGCGTTATGTTATTAAAATATGGCTTGTAATCTATACATTCACAATGACCCAACAGGTGGGAACAAATATATCTCTGGCACAACTTGTGCTGGTGATGTTGTAAATTATTATTTAACTTATGGTGAAGCCGTATGTATGAATGATGAATTACCTATTGCCAATCTTTGTGGATTGGTTGTTAGTGGTTCTTGCACCCCTTATACTATTCCTTGTTCTTGTATAAATTATAGAGTTAGAAATCTTTTTGATGCCCCTTGTTTATTAAGTTATATTCCTTGCGGACAAATTGAATATGTTGATGTTGAAATAAGTGGTGGTTTTGATGATTACATTTGTGCTTGTGAGGGTTCTTTTGCTTATGAATGTGATTTACTTATAACTAATGGTGGTTCTTGTATTGCTCCAACTCCTACTCCATCACCAACTCAAGCGTTTCGTTGTTATTTCTCTGAAACAATTTATAATATTGTTCCTGTTGAATGTAATGGTGTAATGTATGATGAAGTATTTGCCTCGTTGGTAATAACAATTACTGATGGAAATAACCTTACACCAGACCATAACACTTATCAATTTGGAATATCAAATGGTGGTGAAGAAATTACTTTAACAATTCCTTACGGACAAGATACAATAGTATTCAATTATGTTAAAACGATTATTGGTAATGAAGTATGTAATGGTGTGTTTAATTGTAATGAGACAACATATCCTGATTGGTCTGTAACAACTGCTCCAATATCACAATGTGCTCCAAGACCTGCTCCATCTAATACTCCTTATTTAAGCCCAACATCTACTCCAACTTTAACACCAACACCAACTCAAACACCGACTAATACATCTACTCCAACTATTACTCCTACTCAAACACCGACTAATACATCTACACCAACAACCACACCAACAGTTACTCCTACAAATACTAATACTCCAACAGAGACACCTACTAATACTCCAAGTATCACACCAACTAAAACAACGACACCAACAATAACTCCAACTAATACTCCAACTCCAAGTGTAACACCAGTTGCTTTATGGGTTGCTGGAGGTTTTAGTGGAAATACTTTGGCATATTCTTATAATGGAATAACTTGGTCTGGTTCTACTAATGGTAGTAGTATTTTTTCAAGAAGTGTTAGAGGAATTGCTTATGGTAATTCTATGTGGGTTGCTGGAGGCTCGCCTTCAACAAATGTCTTAGGATATTCTTATGATGGAATAACTTGGTCAGCATCAACTAATGGTAATAGTATTTTTACTACAGGAGCAAGACGAATAGCATATAATGGTTCTATGTGGGTTGCTGTAGGATTTGGAACAAATGTCTTAGGATATTCTTATAATGGAATAACTTGGTCAGCATCAACTAATGGTAATAGTATGTTTACATCTAATGGTTGGGATGTGGCTTGGAATGGAACTATGTGGGTTGCTGCTGGTGGTGAATCTTCATCATCAACAAAATTAGCATATTCTTACGATGGTATTACTTGGTCTGCTGTTACTAATAATATCTTTATCCAAAATGGTTCTTCTATTGCTTGGAATGGTTCTATGTGGGTTGCTGGAGGTTATGGTGGAAATACTTTGATATATTCTTATGATGGTTTAACTTGGTCTGGTTCAACTAATGGTAGTAGTATTATTACAACAAATGTAACTACTGTTGCTTGGAATGGTTCTATGTGGGTTGCTTGTGGAAATGGAAGCACAAATAGATTAGGATATTCTTATGATGGAATAACTTGGTCAGCATCAACTAATGGTAATACGATATTTAATGATGTTTCTGGATGTTGGGGTATAGGATGGAACGGAAATATTTGGGTTGCTGGTGGTTATGGAACAAATAGATTAGGATATTCTTATGATGGTATTACTTGGAGTGGAGCAACAAACGCAAATACCTTTTTTACAGATGCTGGATTTGCTGTGGCATCTAAACCAGCACCTAATCTTTACCCTCCAAGATAATTAAACAACTTATGGAAATATATTTAGATAATGAGATTGAATCTCAAACAGAAATAAAAGAATTGATGGATGAACTTAAAGAGACATTTGGATATATTGTATCTAATGTTGAGTTCATACCATTTATAATGGAACAATAATGGCAAAGAAAAAAGTAGAAGTTGAAGTAGACATTGAAACAAATGTTGAAGGCTCCATAGCTCAATTAAAAGAGTTAAAGAAACAATTAAAACTTACAGCAGCAGGTTCAGAAGAGTTTAAGAAACTATACGGACAGATTGATGATTTAGAAGACAAAATTAAATCAGGTAAGAATGTTTCTAAAGATTGGGTTGATACATTAGAAGGTGCTGGTGGTCCTTTAGGAATGCTTGGTAGAACAATCAATTCATTAAAGGTCTCAACAGTATCATTTGGAACTGCTCTTAAAGCAACAGGTATTGGATTACTTGTATCAACGATAGGTTTATTGGTAGGTGCGTTCAGCAAATCTGAAACAGCATTGAAATCATTACAACCATTGATGATACAGATTGAAAAGTTATTTGGTGGTCTTGTAACTGCCCTTCAACCTCTATTAGATGTATTCATTCAATTAGCAGTAAAAGTATTACCAGTTATTACCAAAGGTATTGGAACTTATTATGCTGCGTTAGTATCATTATTCACATTAGTTAAAGAAGCCGGTGCTGGTGTTGGAAAAATCTTAAAAGGTATTTTCACATTAGATAGTGATGCCATTAAAGAAGGTTATACACAACTTACTAACTCTTGGGACAAAACAACTGAAAGATATAATGAGTTCCAAAAAGATTTTAAGGCTGGAACTGAATTACAAACTGCTACAGAAAAAGAAAATGCTGAAGCCAGACAAAAAATACGAGAACAAGAATTAGAAAAAAGAAAGGCTGACCTTGATGCCAAAATAAAACTTGAAACAGATAAGGAAAATACCTCAAGAGAAAAACTAAAGAAACTATTAGACGATAGATATAAAGCAGAACTTGAAGGACAAAAATTATCTGAAGCACAAAAATTAGTTTTAAGACAAGAAAATGCCAAGAAATTAGAAGAGGCATTAAAGGCTGATGACGATAAGAAAAAGACCGAAGAGGAAAACAGAAAGAAGAAACGATTAGAAGAACTACAAGTTGAACTTGATGGAACAAAAGGTAATGCCGAACAACAACTTGGTGTCTATGAAAAACTACAACAAGAACTTACCAACGCAACATCTTATTCTGAACTTGAAAGACAACAATTAAGAAAACAATATGCTGATGCGATATTACAATCATTAGATAGTTCATACCAAGCAGAGTTAAACGCAATTGACTTAAAGTATGGTGAGTTCAAGCAATTTGACGCAAACTATTATAAGGACTTAAAAGAAAAAAACGACCAAAATAATTTAGACCTTAAAGCCGCATTAGATAGAGGGGCAATATCTCAACAAGAATATACCAAACGACTACAAGCAAACCAAAAGGCTCGTCAAGAAATTGATAAGGCAGAGGTTGTATCATCACAACAAAAAACAAAATTAGTTGGTGATGCGTTAGGTCAATTATCTACAATCGTTGGGGAAGATACTGTTGCTGGTAAAGGTTTCGCAATTGCCAAAGCAACGATTGATACATACCAATCAGCAGTAGCGGCATATAAATCATTAGCGGGTATTCCAATCATAGGTCCGGCTTTGGGAGCCATCGCAGCAGGAGCTGCCGTGGCATCAGGTATTGCGACAGTTAAAAAGATTACCGCAGTTCAAGTTCCAAATGCTCCATCAAGTGCCGGTGGTGGAGGTGGGGTTCAATCAACACCATCAGGACCATCAGCAAAAGTAGGAGGTCCAATAAATGTAACAGCAGGAAAAGGATTTGCTGAAGGTGGATTTGTTAGAGGTCCTGGTTCAAGTGATTCTGATTCAATACCAGCATTCTTATCTGATGGTGAGTTCGTAGTAAATGCTCGTTCAACAAGATTATTCCAACCATTATTATCGGCAATAAATAATGCCGGAGCAACCCCACAATTTGCTATGGGTGGATTGGCTCAACAAAAGAAAAAACCCGATACAGATAATACTGAAAGATTTATTCAATTATTAAATGATACATTGACGAGACAACCAGTTAGAACTTATGTTACAGGAACAGAGATTACCAACCAACAACAATTTGATAGAACAATTAAAACTCGTTCTTTAATATAAAAATGGTATAAGTTAAAAACATTTATATTTATTTAAGATGAATAAAACCAAAATTGTAGAATTATTTATTGACGATGACTTTGACGAGGCAGGAATTGACGCTATTTCATTAGTATCAAAACCAGCACACGAAGAGGAGTGGATGGCATTTAACCATCAAGCAAAAGAAACTGAAATAGAACCTATAAATCCTTATAGAATTGTGGAGGATGATTTTTGTAATCACAATCCAAAATTAGATACATTAGGTGAGCCATACGATAAGCTAATCAACGAGGGTTGGTCTATTATCAAAGTGGAAAAGATAAGTCCCCAGATGGTTCATAAAATGAACCAAGAGAGATTCTCGTCTCCAAATGAACCATCAGCATTAGACACCGACAAATATAGAGTAAGATTTAAGTATGTTGGTCCAAGAGACGAAAAGAATAGAAAGTTCTGTTCTGATATGTTGTCTAAAAATAGGGTTTATCGTGATGAAGATATTGCTGACTTAACTGATTCAGTAGCAAACGAAGAGTTTGGATTTTACAATATATTTTTATGGCGTGGTTCATTCAATTGTCGTCATATATGGGTGCGTTTATTATACGCACAAGATTCAGGAAGTATTAGAAATAATGCTAATTCAACTAAAGGGTTGGATAGAGAACAAAAGATTAGTCCAGCATTACAACCAGACACAAGACCAGGTCCAACGATTGATTCACCTGACCCATCTAAACAATGGAAACCTGGTGTTCCAAGAAATGGAAACTTATTTGCTGAATCAAAAGGATTAGAAGATGCTTGTTGGGAAGGATACGAAGCAATAGGATTAAAAGATGATGGTTCACCAAATTGTGTTCCAATTAAAATGACTGAAGATGATTTTGCTGAAATCATTACAGATTATCCTGAAGGTGTAAAGACCGCAGCGGCAAAGGCAGTTGCTTGGGCTGAAAAAAATGGATGGGGTAGTTGTGGAACTGCTGTTGGTAAAACAAGAGCATCTCAACTGGCAAAAGGCGAACCCATTTCAATTGATACATTAAAAAGAATGTATAGTTATTTATCAAGACACAAAGTAGATTTAACAAGTTCTAAATCGTATGATGAAGGATGTGGTAAATTGATGTATGATAGTTGGGGTGGGGAAGCAGGTTTAACCTATGCTGAAAGAAAGATTGCTTCATTAGAAAAAGAGAAGATGGTATTTTCATTTAATGATGAAAAACGAATACTCGTAGGTGCTGCTATGGTGCCGAATAAAATGATTATTCGTTATTCAGATATGGGTGAACCTTATTATGTTTTCTTTAG